GTTTTTAAAAACACCAAATTTATAACAGATAAAATAGCCGAAGAAAACTATATATAATAAGGAAAAGGAGTTTTAATTTATGATTAACGAAAGAAAAAAAGGTGAAAGTGTTGCTTGTCCGTTTTGCGGTCAAACGCATATCCTTACAAACGATGTAAAAATTGATACAGAACTTGAAGATGTTGTGTTGGGGGCGTTTGGATGCGGTTGTGCCGATGCGGTAATTTACAAAACGCATGAGGAAAACAAAAAGCGTATTCCTTACCTAATTAATGACTTTGAAAAGTTCTGTAAAAACAATAAAGTAAATCTTACACAAAAAGCTTATGATGTGATTCAATATAGTGCAGGTGCTGTTATTGATGAATATACCGAAAGCATAACTCTTGATTTTTACAGTGTTAAGGCGAAACTTCGGTTAAACAGCAAAGGTGTGTTTGTTTTATCTGCATCATACAAAGCTGGATATTTTCAAACATTATAATTTGCAATCAATTGCATATAAAACGAAACCCCACGATGAAAAAATTCATCGTGGGGCAACGCACAGACACCATTAAGGCGAACTGCAACCTACATTTATATTATAGCAGAAAGCCTTGAATTTGTCAAATTTCTGAACTTAAAAAGTTCTTTTTCGTCCTCGTAATGGGTAGTAACATCTCGCTGTTTTTGTTGTAGAAAGCGAAAAGTAAGAGGGTTTGCCCGTCGGCAGGGGTGCAACCCCTAAGAGACGTAATTTAGCAATTGAAATGAGGGAAAAACATATGAAGAGAAAAGGCTATGATATAAGCAATTATGCCGACAGTGTTTTTAACGAGCCGTTTGAAGATACTCGCGAAGAGAAAATTGATAATGCTCTCAGAAATACAAATGTTGGACATTACAGGGTTAAAACAATCATAAGCGGACCGATTGTTGAATCGGAAATCTATCCTGTTTATTTAAAAAAGAGTTATGCACCGCCGAAGCCAAAAAGAAAAACATCAACACCTGCGCAAAGGAACTTAAACGATAAGAATGCAAAGAAAAGAATTGTAAGGCTTATCAACACGAATTTTACTTCTAATGATATTTGGGCAACATTTACTTACGATGAGGAACACAAACCTGATACACCACAGAAGGCACAGCGTGACATTCAATTGTACATAAAAAGGTTAAAAAGCTATTGCAGAAAAAATAATCTTCCTGACCTCAAGTATATTTACGTGACAGAGTTTAATTTTGAGGATAGTCCTAAGGGACACATCAGAATACATCACCACATCATTATGAATTTTTCTAACCGTGACCTTGCAGAAAGTATGTGGAAACTTGGCGGACGGAAAAACACGCGACGACTTCAGCCCGACGACTTCGGGCTTGAGGGGTTGGCGAGATATATGATTAAAGACCCACATTCAAAAAAACGTTGGTCATCATCATTGAATCTTGAGAAGCCAAAAATTTATTATGCTGACAAAAAATTTCGCTCCATTCATCAGGTCGAGGAAATGTTGACGGTGTTTGGGGCGGAAAGAAAGATGAAAAAATTATATCCAAACTATATTCAGCTTGAACCAACAAAGGTTTACATCAACGAGCAGTATGGGGGTTATTATTTTTATACAAGATTACGTAAAGGGGAAACGAATGACAGATTTAGAAAAAGCTGAAATGTCGAAGCTGATTGAGGAAAGGGAACTTGCCCTTGCTCGAGTTTGCTTGAACTGTCGAAGTGGTGAAGTTTGTAATGGGGACTGCAATTTTTACAATCAACTCAAAAAGAATATCAATAATGAATTTAAAATAAAGCGAAAAAATTTAAAAATAAAATCGCATAAACGGGTGGAAATGAATGAGAAAAGAAAGAAAGTTGAACTATAACGAGTCAACACATATGTATGAATACGAGTCCAGCGAGGAAGAGGAACAGATTATGCTCTTTCGCTGGATTTCTTATGCTCAAAATTACTTGCCTGAACTTAAGCTACTCTATCATATCCCCAATGGTGGTTATAGGTGTGCATCTGAAGCAAAAAGGTTTAAAGCGGCGGGAGTAAAGGCGGGAATGCCTGACCTGCACCTACCTGTCGCGAGAATTGTGAATGGCAAAAGATATAACAGTTTGTATATCGAAATGAAAGTTGGCAAAAACACCCTCACGAAGTCACAAAAAGAAGTTATCCCCAAACTTAAGGAAGCGGGCAATGCGGTTGTGGTCTGCTATGGGAGTGAAGAAGCGCAAAAAGCTTTATCGGAGTATCTCGCGGGGGACAAGTGTATATGACAAATTATCAGGAACGGAAGCGGTTGAGAAACTTTTTGAATCTCTATGTCGGGGTTAAAAAAGAGCTTAGTCAATGTTTACAAGAAGATAATTACTTTCTCGAATTGGAAGCCACAAAAGAAAAGATTGAATTTATAATTTCACACATAGAAGTTGGTTCAACCAAAAGAAAAGTAATTGAATTACGCTATAAAAACGGGTTAAATTGGCGACAAATTGAACGCCGATTGCATTATACGCGAAGTCCGCTTGCTGATATGGAAGCAAAAACTATTGACGAGCTGTTAAAAATTCAAAATATACGCGAAATAATCTTTAATCAAAAAATCATTTAATGAAAACAAAGGACATTTCAGTACAAATAAAATTATACAATAAAGTCGATAGAGGGACAACGCCATAATTGCCAAACTATCCTCCGATTGATATGTGCTAACCTTCCCTGCTTGAATGTGAACCGCAGGCAGGGGGGGGATGCACAGGCTACGTCCTCATTTTTGGCATACGATGCGGGAGGTTTCCATACATTTATACCGAAAAATTAAAATCTTATAATATTTAACTTAAAAACCACAAATTCTTAAAGATTTTTTGTATTTTTTAAAACAAAATAAAAGGGCGGTTTTTTGCAGAATGTATGAGCGAGATCCAATTTTACAAAAATTTCGTAACAGTCGAAAGTGGCGAAATGCCGCCACGGCATACGCAAAAAGCAAATGCTACATTTGCGAAAAATGTGGCAACAAATATATCAACCCGGATATTCATCCAATTACTCGCCAACTTCAAGTTCATCACAAAATACCAATCACTCCACAGAATGTTGATAACTTAAATATTTCCTTGAACTGGGATAATTTTCAATTGTTGTGTACAGTTTGTCACAACGAAGAAAGGCGTGTAGACAATGATGTGGTTGCTCCGGGGCTTGAATTTGATGAGCGCGGAATGTTGAGGAAAAAGGAATAACGATGGGAAAAGGCAGAAAGGCTATCCCGCCCGAGCTTAAAGACAAATCGACCTATAAAAACGTATCTGTCATTGAGGGGCAAAAAGAGTACAGTATTAAAGCAAACAGCAAGCTTACTCCGCCACGTGAATTGACTGATGGTGCAAAAAAAGAATGGAAGCGGGTAGTTAAACTATATAAAGACCTTGAGGTGGAAGTGCTTAACGATTTAGATGTTCAAGTGCTTTCATCGTACTGCATTGAAGTCGATATTCGCGATAAGCTTTATAAAAAATGGCGAGAGCAGGAAGCGGAAGATATTTACAAGACTAACAAAACCACTCGCGCAAGCATTTCAGGAAACGATGGAAAAGCCACGCGCGATTCAAGAAGTAGCACGACTAAAACAGAGGTGAACCCTTTACTTCGCGAGATAAGCTTTCACAATAAGCTTATTCGAGTGTTGGCTGAACAACTTGCATTAACTCCCGCATCGCGCGCCTCATATTCGGTCAGGCAAGAAAAGAAAAATCGTAGTGCCGCCGAGGAGTTCATGGGTGACGAATGATGAACTACATCGAAGAGTATTTTGAGGCGGGGGAAAGTAAAAAAATCAATATACCCAAAAGAGTAAAAAAGCAGTATCAACAGCTTATTCCGATTATCGAAGGCAAAGATAGTCGTTGGTACTATAATGATAAATTGGCGCAAAAGCCAATTGACTTTGCGCAAAAATTTTGCAGACAGTCAAAAGGCGAGTGGCGCGAAAGACCAATCGAATATCTACTTTGGCAAAAGGCGGCAATCTCAGCTGTGTACGGTATTGTTGAGCGAGAAACAGAAATAAGGAAGTTTCAGCGCGTATTAATTGAGGTTGGAAAAAAGAACGGCAAAACAACAATGATTGCTCCAATTGCTTTGTATGAGACCGCCCGCAAAGGTAATGAAGTTTATTGTGCGGCGAACGCGCTCCCCCAAGCATCAATAATTTGGACCGAAGCTTGCAATATGTTGAAGCAGTCTACACAACTTAAACAAATTTTGCGACCGATGCAATATGTAATAAAAAACATCAGACCAAACGGGTTTTCAAAATTTATGCCTTTGGCAAACAGTCCAAATATCCTTGATGGTAAACTCCCGCACGTTGTCATTCTTGATGAGATTCACGAATTACAACAAGCGCTTTACAATATCCTTTATGACGGACAAATCTCACTTCGCGACCCGCTACTTTTTATGCTTACAACGCGCGGGTATGTGCGTGAAGGGCTTTTCGATTCTGAATATGAAGATAGCTGTAAAATAATAGACGGTGTTTATTCTGACGACCGCAAGTTTTCACTTCTTTATGAGCTTGATAACCCGTCTGATTGGCTTAATGAGGAAAATTGGATACAAGCAAACCCAAGCCTTGGTTACATTCTTCAGGTTGAAGCTCTTCGAGACAAGGTCGCATCGGAAATAAACAAGCCTAAATCTTTAAATTCATTTAAAACTAAGCAGTTCAATATTGGTGGCATATCAGGTGACGCCTACTTTGAATTTGATACAATAAACAATACACGAACATTCAACATCGAAAAGTTTCGCCGTTATCACGCGATAGGTGGTTTTGATTTGTCGCTCACAAATGACTTGACGGCATTCACAACTCTTATTTGGGATGAGAATGAAGGGGAGTATTGTGTTGATGTGATGTTTTGGATATCTGAAGATTTTTATATTAAAGCTCTACAAAACAAAAAGATGTGCGACACGTGGCGCGTATGGATTGAAGAAGGGTACGTGACGATTGCAGGAAAAAACTCAATAGACTACTCAAAAATTGTTGACTACGCTATTTTTATGGCGGAAAGATATGAGATAATTTATAAATACATCTACTACGATGCCTACTCTGCGCGTTATCTTGTTAATGCGTTTGATAGCGCCGGGTTCAGGGAAGGCACTTGTCTTAATCGATGTAGGCAAGGCAGTCAGACCCTGTCAGTACCGTTTCAGCAACTGGACGCGGACTTGAGGGCAAAAAAAATAAATTACAACAACAACCCGATAATGAAGTGGTGTCTCACGAACGTTGCTGTTGAAGAAGATACACGAAATAAGAACCTTTTGCCTTGCAAAGCGGGGCATAACGAAATGCGCAAAATTGACGGTTTTGCAACTTTGCTTGATGCCTACGTAGGACTTATTGAGCATTACAGCGAATTTGTGAATTAGCAGGGAGATTGAATTTTGAGTACAACGCAGAAAAAAAAGAATATAAAAAATGCGCCAACATTGCGCTCAAAGCAATCTAACCAGTCCAAACAGGTATTGATTCAACTTGGTGTTGGTGATTACGGCGGGCTTGTTCCCGCGTTTAGCGCGTTCTCAAACATCGACGAAGAGAATGAAGCGGTTGCCTCTTGCTTGGATACAAATTCCACATTTTGTAGCAAAGCTGAATTTTCGTCAATACGAATGTTGAAAGACGGTTCTCAAGAACATGATTACAAATCACTTGACAGACTGCTTCAATTTAGCCCCAACCCCTTAATGTCCGCAACGGTGTTTTGGGAAAGAGTTGCGTATTTTTATTTTAAATACAACAATGCGTTCATTTATATAGAAAAAGACGAGTTTGGTAATATTATAGCGCTTTGGAGCATTGATCCCTCCGGGGTTAGATTTTCAAAAATAAGCACAGGCGAAATACTTCTTATATTTACACTTAACGGGCGAGAACTTACAATTCCCTATGGGATGATTATTCATATCGCGCGAAACGTAACAGGCAATGCGCTTTTCGGAAGGTCAAACAGTTCGGCAATAAGCCGAGTTATCAACCTCATTAACTTAAACTATAAAGGCATTGAAAATGCGATAATGACCTCAACCTTTGCCCGATTCATCGGTGAATATACAACAAAGGTGAGTGATAAGCTGAAAGAGGAAACCGCAAAGGAATTTACTCAAAAATATATGGGGATAAACACTCAAAACCCTGTTGGAATTATCTATTCTGACAGCAATATGAAGCTTACTCCGATTTCCAACAGTTCACAGAAGACCGAGAATTATGTAACAACAAATCAATGGAATCAGGCGGTGTACAAATTCTATGGTTGCCCTGAAAAAGTAATTGCAGGAACGGCAAACGAAAGTGAGATGACTGCATATTACGAGCGAACAATAGATACATTCCTAATGCGAACAGCGCAGGAAAGCACTCGAAAGATATTCACCGACGGCGAGTTTAGCGCAGGAAACCGAATTGTTTATAGTGATAGAAAACTTCAATATCTAACAATGAGTACAAGGTTGAGTCTATTCCAAGCTGCGCGTGAGATTGGTGCGTTTACGCTTGGAACGCTTGGCGACATAATCGGTTTGCCCGTTCCAAGAGAGAAGCGAAACGAAATAGCTTATTCCCAAAATTATACAAACCGTACAAGTGTTGGCGTTTCATCTGCGAACAAGGAAAATGGCGAGGAAGAAGATGGAAATTGAAACAAGTAGTAGCGCATCCATGATGCGAGACCTGTATCACGATTATAGAAGATTAATGAATGTTCGTGCAGAAGCCGAACAGCCTAATGGTGATTTAATCTTAAACGGAACACCTGTAATTTTTGACCAACCTTACAAACTCTTTAGTTGGGGTGGTAAAGATGTTTACGAGGTGATTGAACACGGCGCGTTCGATGAGGCAGACTACAGAGATGTGCCTGTCAAATATAATCACGGCGACAGTCGCGGTACACCTGCCCGTACGACAAGCAAAACCGAGCGTGGTAGACTCACGATTTCGGTATATCCCGACAGGGTTGATGTACGCATGAACTTATTACCCACATCAGGCGGGAAAGACTTGTATTTAGAAGTTCAAAGCGGGACCGTCTCACAAATGAGCTGGGCATTCACGGAAAGAAAAAATACAGGACGCACCGTTGAAGAAGCAGATAAGATTACATTCTACGTATCCAATGTTGAGAGGATCTTTGACGTTTCAGCGGTTGACTTTGGTGCAAACCCACAAACAAGCATTTATGCACGACGTCGTGGCGATCTGGACGAGAGAGCGGCGGAGCTGGACAGGCGGGAAAAACGTCAAGCATTAATTGATAAAATTATTATTTTAACAAAAATTTAAAAAAGGAAAAATTAAAATGAAAACTTTACAGGAACTTTTAGCTCGCCAATCGGAAATAAACAAGAGAATGGCGGAAATTAAGGCAAAGGCATCTGATGATGCTACATCTGCTGATGAACTCAAGGAACTGCGCGCCGAAACCGAAAACCTCTCTAACGAAAGGTCAAATATTGAAGCAAGAATCGTAATTCTTCGCTCCGAGATTTCAGATCCCGTTAAACCTCTTTCGGCACCTGCGCCCGTTATCAATAACACTGTTCAGCAGAGGGAAGAGATGCAGGAAGTAACAGGTGTAGGAAGATATGGGTCACTCGCTTACAGACAGGCGTTTATGAATTTTGTAACAAAGCGCGAGGAAAGCCCTGTTTTAAGAGCGGAAACTTCAACAACAACTGGAAATATCGGCTCTGTAATTATTCCTACAACAATTACGGACAGAATATTTAAAAAGAATGAATACGCGGGTTCAATTTTTGCGCGCGTAACAAAAACGAGCTACCCCGCAGGTATGGCGATACCAACATCAAACTTCCATCCTAAGCTTGAATGGGTTGCCGAAAATTCAACGGCAACAAAAACCGGAGCAACAACAGGTACAATTGTATTTGCGGGCTACAAAGGTCAAATCAGAGTTGCGATTTCGCTTGAGGCACAGACAATGTCTCTTGAACAGTTTGAAGCTGGTCTCGTGGAAAAAATACTTGAAGCTTGCTCAGAGGGCTTTGATGAAGCTATTGTTGCGGGCGATGGAAACAAAAAGCCCACAGGCATCTTGACAAACGCCGACTACGAGAAAAAGGCTGTGCTTATGACCGCAAAGGAAATTGAAGATTATTCATACTGGATAACAGTATTTTCAAAACTTCCCCTTAAAAAGCAGACAAAGGCAAGCCTTCATATCAACAAGGCTGACTGGCAGGCACATATCCTTGGCATGAAGGATAGTACAAATAAAGTAATCGCTCTTGAGACAATGGGCTTTGGCGGAAACATTGTTCCAACCTTTATGGGAAAAGAGGTTGTATTTCTTGAAGACCAAGGCTTACCTCTTTTTGATAGCTTGACCGGTTCGGCAACAGCTTCAAAGGCAACAGCTTTTGCATACTTCTTTGATGATTCTGATTATATCTTCAATAGCAATATGCAACTTACACTCCGCGAATATGTTGATGAAGATACCGATGAGAAGATTCACAAAGCAACAATCATTTGCGACGGTAAGGTGGTTGATGATGATAGCTTGCTTATAGTTTGCCGTGACGCAGATTAAAAAATAAGATTGAGGCATCCGAATGAATATAACAGTGGAGCAGGTGCGCGACGCACTAAGGAAAGATGATATATTGGCATTAAATCAGGAAATAAACAGATTAATTCCTGTTGCCAAGGCTGAATTTCTTGTTGCAACAAACTTTCAGGCAGATTCAGAAATACCAATCGAAGTTGCAAACGAGTTTGAGGCGCTTTCAAACAACTACATCATTGAATACATTCGGATGTTTCTCGACCAATGCGATAATCAAAAAATCTTGAACTGTATAGCGGCGAGCTGTGAGTTGCTCCTTTTAGGCAACAGAACTTAGGTGGTGGGAATGGCAGTTAAAAATAAAAAAATCAAATGCTTTTATCCAATAATTAAAAGCGAAAAGCCAAATGTTATTAAAATTCGTCATTTTATACACTCACCGAAGAGTGAGGGGCTTTGGGCGACGATTCGAGACTTCTCTCAAGAGGAGCGGACAGCGAACGATTCGGTCGGTCACAATTTTGCGGTAAAAATTACCGTTGGCTACAACGTAAAACTTATTGATAATTATGAGAAATTAATTATTATTGACGGTCGCGGAAAAACTTATCGAATAAAAGAAAAACCTGATGAGTTCTATTACGGGAAAGGCGATATAACTTTTACTGCTTACGCATTTGACGATGCTACACAGTACGATTTAACGGCGGATGAATATGAATACTAATATTTTATCGGCGGAAACAGAGGCAACAACAAGGCTTGAGACGATATTCAAGGAAGCGGGTTGGGCTGACGGTTGGGGTTTGACCGACAATGAAGTTAGAAAATCAACAAAGCCACTCTTTTATCGAAACAACGCATCAGTAGTTGCGACCGAGTCAAAAGTCAGCTATCCGACGGGAACGCACACGCTATATTGTATTTACAGATTGATTGATGCAGTTTCAAATTATTCAGGTAACAAACCCCATAATTTTGAAATTACAATCGCGCTAACTTTTTACTATGATGACTCTTTTCTCTTTTTGGAGGCGGGCGAGAACCCGTTTACAAAATTGCTTCTTGATATTATCGAATGTTTAAACAATGAAGGCTGGGCGATAAGCCAAGAAGCAGAGGAAAGTGTTTCATCCGCGGACAATGCGGATATATTCTTGAACAGAAAGATTCTGTTTGTGACGAATATTTTTTAGGAGCAAAAAAATGTTAAAACAAATAAAAAAGATAACCCGTAGAGGACTTCATAACGTGCTTACGCAGAAGCTAAAGGATGACTTTAGTGGTTACAGTGAAGATATTGCGGCGTGGACTGGCGACACGGAAATTGAAATTGTTCCAACAAGACAAGTTGATAATCTTGCGAGTGGCGATGACCCCGCGTGGGCTGTAATTAAAGGTCCGGTTACTGCCACAGTAAAGATAAAATTCTATGATATTGCAATCGATTGCATGGAGCAACTCTTGTCTGTAAAGTATGATGCGGTCAATGGTGTATGCGTCGGCGATGTCGATGACACAGATTGTTTTGTCGGAATTTCATTCGATGAATCAATCGTATACGATGGTGCAACAAGCAATAACAAGACGATACTCTACAAGGTTCTGTTTGACTTGCCAACAATCAAAAGTAAAACAGTTGCTGAAGGTGACAATGCTCTCGCCGAAGTCGAACTTAATGGTAAAGCTTACCCTGTTTTCTTTAACAAAGCGAACGGAACGATTGGTAGGCGAACTTATTCAATTGTGAACAGTAAACTCAATGCTGATAAATATAAGGCGAATGCCGAATGCATTGTTTTTCCAAGCGAAGCAACAGCAAGCTCATCAACATAAAAAAAGAGGTAGTCAAAAATGGCGATTAAACGTTATCCAACAAGTTATGTAAAGGTTTATCAATATAAATACAATAACGAGGTTGAGGATATAGTGTTCATGGCTAATGGCTACCTCTTTCCGCTTTTTAAATCATATGCGGGGGTTGAGCTTGATGTGGCACTTGAAGAGTACAGGCGCAGTCTTTTATGTATATTATCTGAAGAGAATACCAACGTTTTATGTAAGTATGAGGCGGCGCAAAACCCCGACGATAAATTAAAAGTTATCTCTGAAAATACTGAAATATTCATTTCAATTTTAAAGGTGGCGACCGAAACGGCACAAATTAAGCCCGGTCTTTCTCTTATTGAATTAATAATGATAACAATGCACGTGTGTGCCTTGCCTGAAGCTGACCACGCCGAAGCTCTTTCATTCGGTTATGAGCT